TAGATTTGAAGCTGCTAAACACAACATGCGTGTGCTACAGGCCAATAAAAAGAACCGTGCGGACTTGCCACCTTGGAAGAGATCGTGGTCTGCAGAGGGTGGCCCGGACTAGGGCATAAATAATACAATAAATCAGGATAACCCTTATGTTAGATTTAAAAAATGTAGTTATATCAAACCTAAATGGCCACTCAGGAATGATGGCACGTTTTGTTAAAATGAAATCCTTATTGGATCAGAAGTGTGCCGCAAATTTACGTTTGCTTGCTACAAAAAATAATATCAATCGTATCTCAGACTACCATTACCTAAACCTAGCAGTAACTAACTCAACAGATCCCGTCAACGGCCTAGACTATATTCACCCAGTGGTTAAACCTGTGGTGGACTATGCTACATCAGTAATTACCAAAGGTATTGCACAAAACGGTGAGATCAACTTTGAGTTCGTTGCTGACAATGAAGGTGACGAAGCAGCTGCCCGTCAGGCTACAGAAATGGTTCACAAGTTGATCAATCAAAACAATGATCCACACACTATTCTACAACATTGGGTTATGGATGCTTGCCTGCACAAGAATGGCGAAATGCTGATCTCTCCAATGCGTGAAAGTTTCACACGCTATGTGACCACAACTGGCACACTAGATCAACTAGCAGCATTTGAGCAACAGGCTCGTGAAGCTGGCTTAGATGCACGTCGTCGTAGCCGTCGTAAGAAACACGTTGACCTACAGCAAGTGGCCAAAGAAACTGGCGACTATGTAAATGGTCTAAGCCATGAACAAGCTGAAGAAGAACTAAACACACGTATTAAAAATGCATTATTGGGTGCTGATGGCAACTTTGATGAAATGACACAAGAACAGCCAGATAACGTAGAACTACGTGATGGCCAAGATGCACTTAATGAATCAATTGCACGCAACACAATTTATGAAGCTGAATACAAACTAACTGGTTATACTCTAAACATCAAATTCCGTCCAATCGCACAACACTATTGGATGTGTGATCCCACTGTTATTGATATTCAAGAACAACCATTCTGTGGATTCTACAAGCCAATGTCAATCCAAGAAGCCACAGAACTGTATCCAGATATTGACCTAGAGGAATTTAAAGTATATGCTGAATATTCAAATGTGGGATCTTATCAAGCTGGTAGTTTGCTTAACAATCTTGCGCTACACGCTAGAGATAGTGTTCCTATTAATGGACTTCCGGCACAGGGTTACTCGGCCCAAGAACCAGAAGCGCGGCAAGTTACTGTCTTGACTGTTTGGAACCGTTATGACATCGATGGCGATGGTGAATTAGAATTAATCGAATTGATCTATTCTGGACAGTATGTTATTTCAGCACGTGAAGTAGAGTTTATTCCTGTGGCCAACATGTGTCCAAAACCATTGGCACAAAACTTCTACGGTATGGCCATTGCTGAATCAGTAGTGCCCATGCAGGAATACATGACTTCTGGCTATCGTGCAGAATTGTTAACTGGCTTACTACAGTCTACTCCACGTATTGGTGTTAAACCAGATCGCGTAGACTTTGAAGAAATACAAGATGGCGAAGCCGCTATCTTTATCCTGGATTCAAAATTCAATCCACAGACTGACATCTATGCAATGCCAATACCACAGGGTAATCCAACATTCTTGGACAACACCATGGCACGCATGCAACAGGATTCAATGGCCATGGTTGGTATGACGTCGCCACAAGACGTGTTTAACCCAGAGGTAATGGACCCAGGTAATTCAGGAGCTAAGTTAAACCTAGCTCTTTCACCAAATCAAATTATTCAAGATAATACAGTCAAGAACTGTGCTGAAGGTCTCAAAGATGCTATTTGGTTAGTATGGCGCACCCTAGTTGCTTATGGTGATGATTATGGCGTTAAGAAACTTGCACAAGAATACCACCCAGAGAAAAAGGCTGAATTCATTGACTATCAATCATTTGATGACATGAACTTCAATGAACGTAAGACTATTCACGTTGACCTTGCCCTTGGGATGAAATCAGAAGAAAATTCACTGCAACGTTTACAAATTGTCAAACAAGCACAAACACAATTGACTGGCGAAATCACAGCTGGCGTTCAAACTGGTGCACTGACACCTGCTGCATTTAAGAAAATGCGCAAGCCTTATGAAGACATGCTGTATGTGTTGGGCATTAAAGATGCTGATACCTATTTGCCAACTCAACAAGAAGTTATGGAAATGGTTAAACAAGCACAAGAAGCTAAGAAAACTGCACAACCAAGCCCAGATGATCAGAAGAAGATTGCTGGTGCACAGTTGGATAGTGCTCGTGCTCAAGAAATACAGGCCAACATGGCAGGTAAATCACCTAGCGCACAATTGGATTTAACACGTTCACAAGAAATCCAAGCAGACGTAGCTGGTAATACCGCAAGCAAACAGTTAGAAGGATATGCTCTAATCAAAGAACATAAAGCTCGTGCCTACGGGGAGTAAATAACACTATTGAATAGGAATTGAAATGATTGAACAGGATGTAGTAGATGCCTTCTCTAATAAGATGGCAGCTAATTTGAATGATCTTAAAAAGATGACACCCGGTCAATTGGACCGTGTCAAAGCCATAGGATCAAATGCAGAAAATATTTTATCCAACCGAGAGTTTGTTTTATTTGTAAGACAGTTCCAGTTAGAGATAATGGATGCCCTAACAGATATCAAAGGGCATACCGCAGATGATAATAACTTGAGAATTGCACTTACCAATCAACTCTCAGGTATCGACGGATTCATACAGGTCTTGAAAAAGGCTAAATATATGAGGAACAAAGTGGTAACTCAGCAGACCGAATCCAAGGTCGAAGAGCCCAACTTATAACTTGAAAAGGAACAGCAATGGAAAACATTGTATCCGATCGTCCTAATCTCACTCCCGAGACGGTCCCGGTCGAAAATGTCAGTAGTGGTTTGGATGCTATTGCTCAAAAGATGGCCGCAATGAAAGAAATGACTTTGCGTAACCAAATGAGAAATACCGAATCCGCTGAAGCAGGGTCAACTGAGGTGGCAACCGAAGAAGCTCCTGTGGCACCAGAAGGGTCAGAAATCTTAACAGACAATGATTCCGATTTAGTAGAGCCAGAAGTTGTAGCGCCAGAAGAAGAAGGTAGTGAAGTAGCAAGTGATGAAGTAGAAGCCCAGGATGATCCTGTAAGCCAAACTGATTCGTCTCAGCAAGATGTTATTGATTTCTTAGAATTTGCAGAAGAACATCCAAACGCTAAGTTTAAGTTCAAACGCAATGGCAAAGAAATTGAAATTGATGCTAAGAAAGCTGCTGCTATTTTAGGCCAAGGTGCTGCGATTAGTGAAGATGCAAGACAATTAAAGATTGAAAAAGCTGAGTTCGATGAATATCTACAGAACAAACGAGCTGAGCAAGAAGGTCTTTTATTGGCAATGGAATTTACCGTTAAGCCTCAGTTGCAAAAGGCCTACGATGAAATTATAAAAACGCAAGGTTACCAAACCACGTTTCAGCAACAGTTAGCAACTACAAACGATCCTGCACAACGGGCTCGTATTGAAGCTAGTATACAACAGAACGAACGATATATTGCACAACAAGGGCAAGTTATCAATCAACTAAAACCAAACGTTGATCAGTTCTATGATATACGTCGCCAACAGGTAGCTGAAACACTTGAGAATAACCGCAAGGCATTCCAAGACAAAGAGTTAAAAAACTCTGCGATTTATAATGAAGTTCGTGAGAAAATTGCAAAAGGATGGTCGGGTGCCGAAGGGCAGTTAGTGCCAGGTATCAGAAACTTGGATCTAATCTCAGCAGATGAGCATATACTCAGTCTGTTGCGTGATGGATTAAAGTATCGTGATAGACCTAAGACTAAGAGTGCAGGTAGCTCAATTGCTGCTTTAACTACACGTCAAGGCTCAACCAAAATCCAATCAAATGCCAAGGATGAATTGTCGCAACTTCAAGAAAAAGCCAAAGCTGGCGACCGTAAGGCCGCAGATAATCTATTGTTAGCAAAGATGAATGCTATGCGAGCACGTAGATAAAGAAAAGACATAACAAAGGAGAAACAAATGTCTACAGGTTACAATTCAACCACAGCTATCGGTAACGGCACAGGCCTCTATCAAACCGATATCGTTGTTAAAGATTTAGATTTAGATGTATCAAACCGTGTTAAGGATGATACCCCAGTTTTAAATATGTGTATGGCTAAAAAGCGTAAAGTTGTTAGCACATTACCATTATGGACAAACGACGTTTATCGCTTACCACAAACTCAAGCACAACAAGAAGGTGCTTCAGTAAGTTCTGCACAAGTAGAACAACAAAACCGTGCTAACTTGGGTAACTATACTCAGATTTTCAGCACAGTAGTTGGCTCAACTGGCACAGCACGTGCTGTTGAACAGTCTGGTGGTGATCCACAGGCATACCAAGAAGTCAAGCAATTGATCGAATTGATGTTCGACGTTGAAGCACAGATCGTTCGTGCTGACCAAATCGGAACAAAATATTCTGGTCAATCTGGTATTGCTGCTGGTGTAGGTATTCCTGCAACAGTATTCACATATCCTACAGGCGATGCTAACCCAAACAACACAAGTGCTAACGTAACAGTTGGTTCAGCTTATGGTGTTGCTGGTTACACAATCAATGCAACTACATACAGCTCTGCATTAGGTCGTCGTATGGGTAGTTTGAACTCATTTGCTGGCACACACAGCTTTAACCCAGCTACAGGAAGCACATACTACACAGTATACAACAATGAGTCAAGCGACGTTACAACACAATCTACAGCTAACACATGGGTAGTTGGTGGATCTTTAAGTTCAGGTTCATTAACAAACACAGGTGAAGGTTTAGGTTCTAGCTTCTACAGCTACACAGGCACACTACAACAGTTTGCTCCTAGCTTATACAAGCAATTAGTAACTACAGCTGAGCAACGTTTCAATGCGAAGATTCGCACAATCGTTTGCCCAACAAGCCTACGCACACACTTGAGCGACACAATGCCTACATCACGTAGCATCAACCGTGTTAACTCAGAGCGTGGTGACACAATCGCTACATACGAAGGTGACTTCAACTATACATACGAGATTTTTGATTCTTGGATTATGGACCAAGTTGGTTCCGGTAACCAGATCTACTTCTTGAATGAAGAAGTTCTTCAGTGGGGTTCATTACGTGACCTAGGTCCTAACAATGAAGTTTTCTCAAATGCTGACGCTAGCTTAGATCAGTTCATCCTTGAGGGAACATTGATTGTTCGTAACCCAGCAGGTGTTGGTGTTTTACATGACATCTCTGCAACTGGTCAATCAGTAAGCTTCGGTTCAGGCAATGGTGGTGCTTCTACTATCGTTGGCGGAACACGTGCTGCTGCAAACGTAGTTCGTCTCAATGCTTGGGACAATACCTCCTTTTAAATAGGTGGCAACCCAGTAGTATAAATAAAAGCGACTTCGGTCGCTTTTATTTTGGAGATTGTTAATGGATATGAAATTGGTTAAGGCACGTTATACACAACAGTTGTGTGCCGCAAGGAAAAGAAAAATTGAATGGTTATTTACATTTGAGACTTGGTGGAAAATGTGGAATGACTCAGGAAAGTGGAATCAACGAGGTCGTAAATTAGGACAATACTGTATGGCACGAAAAGGTGACACCGGTCCGTATAGTCCAGAGAATGTTGATATTGTTCTTAATTCAAAAAATTGTTCTGATGCCGCAAAAGGAAAAACAAATTATTGGAAAGGCAAAAAACGACCTCCAGAACAAATAGAGGCCATGCGAATTCGTGCCACTGGTAGAAAACAATCTAATGAAACTTGTTTAAAGAAAAGTTTAGCCAATAAAGGAAAACCGTGGAGCGAATCAAGACGACAGGCTTATCTGGCCTCTAAAGCTCAACGCTAAATACTACTATGATTAATAACAATGAATTTGATTCTTATCATGATAAATCCTTCTTGGAAGGTCCAGATCCTGAGCACGATGAACGTGCATTCCGTCAAGATTCTGGTGGACTAGCTACAGCAGACAATGGTATTGCTGATCGTTTGTTAAAAAATGACAAACTATACAATGAACTGAAAGGTGATTGGAAGCGTGAAGGTTGGAACGGTAGCCGAAATATCAAAGTGACCACTGGTCGCCAAGACGGCAAGTTCTATATCAAGCGTGAACAAATGAACGTGGAATATATCCGCGAACAATGCCAGGAATATCGCAAGCGTGCAGAAGCAGGATATATGGATCCTCTAGCACCTATTATGCCAGATGGCAAATTGGGATATAAATGGATAGAAATTCCAGATGTTATTGCTATCAATATCAGCAATGATTACTTTGGCGGCATGAGTTGGCATACTATTAAAAGAGATCGCACACTCAAGGCACAGTTTTACCGTGTTGTTGAACAAGAATACAACGATTTTGTTTGTTATCCAGGCGGTAAATTGCCAATTCCGATCGACGTGCCTTATCCAGCACGTGTAGATCAAACTAAATTTTTTAGTGGTGCCAATTACGTAGCACCAAAACCTTAAGGCCAGAACAATGTCAACAATGATACCAGACGCTAATGCGTTAGTCCAATACATAGAAGATTTTACAGGTAGTTCAAATGATCAAGAGATACAGCAATGTATCTATCTAACAGAGTTAATGTTGCGTAACATTGAATTGCCTGCTTTAAGAACTAATCCTTGGACTACAATTGGAGTTGCTAACCAATATGGTCAAGTTCCAATTCCAGCTGACATGAATCGTCCTATCCTATTCTTTAATCAAGGAACAGGTGGTGCTAGTCAAGGTGCTAATGGTCCTGGTCCATGGATTGTCTATGACCGCATTGGTGATCGCGACATGATCACACAGAGTCTTATTCAAAACATTTATCTAAACCCAATTAACATTCCAGAAGTGTATCGTGGCAAGTTCAGTGAAGTTGGACAATACTATGAATTTATACCACAGTTGGGTGCTGGCGTTCAAGTCAACATGTATTACTTCCAAACTTGGCCCTTGTTGTTTAGTTTAGAAACAGATGGTGTTACTGAAGTTCTAAACAACGTGGTCCTACAATCATTTCCAGAAGGCTATATCTATGGCACTCTGCACAACTATTACTACAAGCGTAAAATGGCTGAAGACGCTGATAAATGGTTAGCCAAATTTAATCTTGCTTACGATACTGTCGAAGATCAAAACAACAAAGGCAAATGGTCAGGTGGCCATAACAAGTTGTGGTCAGTATTCCAACCACGCAAAGATCAACGCTTTGGCACACGATAAGGACACACAATAATGGCTAACGTCGCAGTAACAAACACAACAGGTTTATACGGTCTAACTACTACAACAACCGTATTAAACTCAGCACAACAATTATTAACCATATTAGATAATAATGGTAACGTTAATTTTGCATTAGACCCAACAACATCTAATACCAAAGTATTGGCCTATTTTGTTGGTAGCATAACCAGTAGCTATGGTAACGCCAACGTTGCTGCATATTTGCCACATGATCCAACAATTACAACCATTGAAGCTAACCTAGGTGCATTTGAAACTTATGCTAATGCTACCTTTGGAACCAGCAGTTATGGTAATTCTAACGTAGCAACGTATTTGCCACATGATCCAACTATTACAACTATTCAAGCTAACATTGGCGCATTTGAAACTTATAGTAATGCCAATGTAGGTGCAATTTATACACACCTTAATACCTTAGATGCTAACGTTGGCGCATTTGAAACTTATGCTAACCTAACATTTGGAACTAATAACTATGGCAATGCCAACGTAGCCGCTTACTTGCCAAATTACAATGGCAATATTGAAGCAGCTAATGTAAACATTAGTCAATTTATAACATTGTCTACTCCAAACAATCCTAGCTATGCTAAGGGTCTAATGTGGTATGACAGCATACAAGATAGTGTATCATACTACAATAGTGTATCCAACAATGAAGTCAATGTTGGACAAGAAACACAATTTAAAGCCTACAACAATACTGGATCAACTATTGTTCAAGGTGCTCCTGTTTATATAACAGGCCTAAATGGAAGCACACCTAATATTGCATTGGCACAAGGTAATACATTGGCATCTGCACAGGTTGCTGGTGTTGCTAATCAATCAATTCCTGCTAATTCTATAGGTTATGTTGTAAGTTCTGGTTTGGTTGCCAATGTATTAATGGTTTCATACAAAGCCGGTGATATCCTATATCTAAGTTCGTCTACTCCGGGCGTCTTACAAAACTATGCACCTTCAACAGGTTATGTAACCAAAGTTGGCGTAGTCAGTGCCAACATAGCTCAAGGTAGTTTTTTAACAGGCATTATAAATCCTGTCAATAATCAAACTTTTGGTAATTTAACGGTTACTGGTAACTTGAATGGCAATAATGCTACAATTACCAATCTAACTACCAGTGGCAATACAAATACTACTGGAACAACCACAACAGGTAATTTAATCACTACCTCAGGTATATTCTGGGCTAATGGTGTTAATATGTTTAGTAATATTAACAGCAATACTGCAAGCCTACAATCACAGATTAATACTATCAATGCCAACATAGGTGCATTTGAGATTTATAGCAATGCCAACGTTGGAACTATTACACTTAACCTACAGACATTGAATGCCAACGTTGGTGCATATGAAATTTATAGTAATGCCAATGCTTCTACATTGGCCACAAGCATTAATACACTAAACGCCAATCTTGGTGCATTTGAAACTTATGCTAATGCTACCTTTGGTGGAGCAACTTATAGTAACGTGCAAGCACAGGGTTACCTAAGTGGAACCACTCAATTAAACATTGGTAATAGTGCCCCAACCAATAGCCAAGTTGTTATAGGTAATTACAATACTTCTAGCACAACAATAATTGAAAACAATGGCTCTGAATTTATTGTTGGTGCTATTGGTGGAAACGTCAGCATATCTAATCCTAGAGGCATGTGGTTTGAGTATACTGATTTAGGTTTTTATGCTGCTACCGGTAATATTAATTTAAACTGGACAGTTGGTAGTAATTTTGGTGGTAACATCAATGGAGCCAACGTAGTAACAGCACAATCATACACAACTTCTAATGGCGTATTTTGGGCCAACGGCGCAGTCTATAGCACTTATTCAGTTGCTGGCAATATTGTTGCAAATTCTGGATATTATTTCTTAGGTAATGGTAGCCAATTAACTGGTCTAACAGCTAGTCAAATTGCAAACTTACCAACTGCTTCAGGCTTTTCAGGTAACCTGGGCGGCAACGTTTTATATGATGGTATCAATCAACGTGTATTTGCCAATGCTTATCCATTAAGCACTCCAAGCACAAGTGTAATTGGTAACTATTTCAGCAACTACTTACAAAATGCACCTGTTTATACCAACAGTATTCTGCAGGCACCTATTGCTCCAGTTAGCCCTGTTAATGCTTCAAGTCTTGTGGTGGCTCAAGTGACTTCAGCTAACGTAAGTTTGCAGTCAAGCTATCAAACTACTAACAACAGAACCACTTCAGGCACATTGACCTATTTTGGTGTAATGCCTGCCACAGCCAACGTAATGACTACGTCAGATCGTATTCGTGGTGCTACTGTTCTATTAGAAGTAAATCCACAGGGTAAAATTTGGAATGGAACACAAACTGGTAGCCAAGTAGTAGCACAAAGTTCTACTGCATCTGTTGTGGGCAACGGAACACTACAGTCAGTAATTGGAACACTTAACAGCATATTGGTAACACCTAGTGGTGGTAATGCTAACGTTACTTATGGAACTGGTGCATTTACCAGTATTAGTTTTTCATCTAGCAACGGCGCACAATATCAAGGTAACATTCAACAGGCTCGTTTGTATGCTGGTAGTATAACATCATTATCCGCTAATTTAACTGTTAACCAAGCAATTGGTCTGCATACTACTAATGGTTGGGCAGGCACAGTTGGAACAAGTTCAGGTCCTACCACTGCTTATGCCCTATTAAATGAAGATTCTACTACACAAATTCAAACCAATGGTAACTTAAACGTCAGCGGTAACGTATCATTTACCAGCAATATTAAACTTGCTGGTAATGGCCAATTGGTTAACTATCGTGACAAGGTGTTAGCTTTAGGTTCAACAGGTGGATCAATCGCATTTGATGTATCACAAGCTCCTACCTATACCTTGACATTGACCAGTAACCTAACAGGATCATTTAGTAATATGCCAGCTGGTTCAAGTCTGACTTTGGTCATAACACAGGATGGCACTGGCGGTAGAACACAGTCATGGTCAGGTGTTAAATGGGCAGGTGGTAGTTCTACACTCAGCACAAGTGCTGGTGCAATTGATATCATTAACTTCTATTTTGATGGAACCAACTACTATGGTAGTTTGGTAAAAGGATACGTCTAATGTTTGGCGCACAACGTCAAAGTTGGTATCTTGCTGAAAGTGCCGCTGCTCCATATTCAGCCAGTTATTTAATAGTAGCTGGTGGTGGTTCAGGCGGTAGCCAGGGCGGTGGTGGTGGTGGTGCTGGTGGTCTATTATCTGGCACACAGACCTTAACACCTGGCACAAATTATTCATTTGTTATTGGCGGTGGCGCTCCTGCAGCCATTGGAACATATACCACAGGTTTTCAAGGATTTAATTCTACTGCATTTGGTAATACAGCCATAGGTGGTGGTGGAGGCGGAGCATTTACAAACCAAGCACCAAGTTCTGGTGGTTCTGGTGGTGGTAGTTTTGGTGGAGGCTCAGGTGGTTCTGGTGCCGCAGGCACAAGTGGCCAAGGTAATGCAGGTGGTAATGTGCCAGCTGGTCCTCCCTATGGTGGATCTGGTGCAGGTGGTGGTGGCGCAGGAGCCGCAGGTGGCAATGCCGCTGATCAACAAACACCAGGTAACGGTGGTATTGGTCTAGCAAGTAGTATTACTGGAACATCAACTTATTATGCAGGTGGCGGTGGCGGTGGATCGGACTCAAATCCAGGTGGATCAGGCGGTCTTGGTGGCGGCGGTGCCGGTGGCTATAGTGGAACAAATGGAACTGACGGAACTGCCAATACTGGTGGCGGTGGCGGTGGAGCACGTAACGGCTCTGGATCTAGTTCTGTTCAATCAGGTGCTGGTGGATCTGGTGTTGTTATTATTTCTGTGCCCACAGCCAGCTACACAGGATACACAACAGGTTCACCAACAGTCACAACAGATGGTCTTGGAAATACTGTAATGACATTTACTACCTCAGGTAGTTACACAGCTTAAGGAACAGAAATGAGTCATTTTGCACAAGTCGTTAATGGAAAAGTTCAACAGGTAATACGTGCTGAACAAGATTTTATCAATACTCTATCTAATCCAAATGAATGGATACAAACAAGTTACAATACCTATGGCAATGTTCATAGAAATGGTGGCACAGCTCTAAGAGCCAATTACGCTGGTTTTGGTTTTACCTATGACGCAGACAATGATGTATTTTATGCACCAAAACCAGGACCAGAATACACATTAAATACTTCTACATGGTTATGGGAAAACCCAAACATAACCGGCAATATTTCACAAGGATAAATTATGGCTGTTCAGATGGTAAAAACACCTTTTACAAAAATGTCGTTTACACCCGACGTGCCTTCAAGCGCCTTGAGTGCCAATGAATACAATGCAGGCTACAACGTTGAAACCAATGTTCGTGCAATAAATTCAGTATTAGGTGAGCAATACATTCTTAGCCAAGTGCCGGGAACAGCAATTTTTGTTACATCAGGGTTTGGATACAATGATGTATTTTGGTTTATTGTAGCAACAGAGGGTGGTCAATGGTATGCTATCGACTCAGCTGGTATTACTAACATTACTCCTTCAGTAGGCACGTTTTCAGGTTACAATGCCAACACAGTGATCACAGCCAGCTGGAATGGTCAAGTGGTATTTCTAAATGATCAAATCAATCCACCTATGTATTTTTATCCAGGCGCCAGTGGTTGGGGACAGATACGTTTATATGACAATGCTCCTGACAACTATGTTTGGAACTATGAAGTTGGATTTAACGGCAGTGGCAATATTGTTCCCTTGTATTCAAGTGTAACTGCCGGATTCCTGCGTGTCTACAACAGTCCAAACGTAGGATCTCTATTGGTTGCCGGTAACCTAACTGGCAACGTAAATGCTAACGTGGTTCCAGGCGGTGGCACAGTTCAAAGCCTACCAACTACACTATTGTGGAGTCAAAACTTTGGTCTTAATTCAGGACCAACCACATGGGCACCTACACTGACCAACGTAGCTAACCAACTAGAAATTGCAGTTCGTGGCGCCTTAGTTGATGGCTTTACACTCAACGGTAATTTTTACATATTCAGTTATTGGGACTGTGTGTTAATGAGTCCTATTTCATATACATCTACTTCCGCTCCTGTGTTTGCATTTACCAAAGTCACAGATGGTCGTGGTCTAATCAACGAAAACTGTTTTGCTATTGTTGACAACACAGCCTATGGTGTAGACGCAAGAGACATTTGGGCATTCAATGGTCAAAACTTTACACCTATTGGTGACCAACGTATTAAAAACTATTTCTACTCAAATTTGAATCCCAATTACACTAACCAAATCTTTATGGTTCATAACAGTAAAAAGTATCAAATTGAAATTTACTATCCAGATTTATCATCTACTGGATTCTGTAACCAAATGCTAAGTTATCGTTATGATCTAGACTGTTGGAATCCTCCACGTCAAGTGGCTCAAGCTACTGCGGCCTGTGAAAGCCCAACTTGGTCAGGCACTACACCTAACCTAGCCAATCGTTGTGTGGTCTACAGTTCAGGTGCAGGCAATGTGCAGTTAATTGAAAAAGACACAGGAACCAGTTTTGTTACTGGTAATATTGCTAGCCAATTTGAACGTGACAACATTTCATTTGGTCAAGACTATTCAGCCAGTATCCAAGTGCATCGCGTGTATCCAGAAGCATATGGCACTGGCAATATCACTGTTACCGTGGGTGGTAGTGACAGCGTTGGTAGCACTAGCGTTTATAAACCAAGTGTTAATGTTGCAATACAAACAGATAATCCATGGGCACAGATCAACCAAAATGAAAAACGTATTACCAGCGTTAAATTATCTGGCAACAGTAGTGTAGACACTTGGCAATGTTCAGCCCTTAACTGGCAAATAACCAAGGTTCAAGACACAAGATAATGGCTACAAATTTTGGATTAACTACTTCTACACCACCAGTCAATGTTATACAAAGTATCAACTATTTGTTAGCAAGTGTTGGCACGGTCAATGCATCCAGCAATGTAAACCTTGGTAACGTTGTTCAGGTCAGTAGCAACAATGCTATTTTTAGTAATGTTGGTATTATTGGCTATGTAAATGGTTATATGGATGTCAAGTATGCTAACTCGGCTACTGGATCATCTGGCTTTACCAGCAACAGCACCATGGCCAATTACTATGGCATCTACAATTCATCAACCAATACAGAAAGTTCCAACCCCACAGACTATCAATGGACACAGGTTGTAGGTGGCTTTGGCACTACCAAAGGCCTATGGTATACTACCAGTGGTGGCAATACTATCAGCTTTCAAGTGTCTCCCACAGCACCTAACCAATACTATCAACCAGTGCCAGACAATGTGCCTATTGTGTTGGCAACTATTTCAAATAATTTAGTAACAACAAATAGTATTCAATCACAAGCAGTGACCAATGTGCAAATAGCCACAGCCACAATTACCAATGTGCAAATTGCGGCCAATACTATTACTGCCAACAATATTCAAGCTAATACTATTACAGCACAACAAATTGCTACAGGCACTATTACCGCAGATAAAATCGCAGGCAATGTGTTAGTAGCTAATACTATTGTCAGCACAGGTGCAACCCTAGAAGTTAATTCAGGAAGAGGTTTTTGGTTTGATGGTAACACTGGTAATGCTTATATGGGTGGCAATACCACTATTGGAACCAATTTAAAAGTTGGTAACAATGCTGTTATTGGTGGATTTGCAACTATTGGATCAAATGTCAGTATTGGAGGTAATTTACAAGTAACGGGTCTTATTACATCAGGTGCATTTAATGCCAATACAGTTCCTAGATTGGTTATGCAACCTAACAGCGTAACATCGACTATTGTTACATCAACAACATATCAACCTAGTTTTAGTTTGACTGTGGGCGGTGGACCATACTATTATCCACAAATGGCTGCTAATGTAACACCTAACTTTTCTACTCCTTATGGTGTTACTTTTCAAAACGTTATTGTAAATGCACAGGCAAATTATACAGTCACAGCAAGTGGATCAGGAGCACAACAACCATTGTTATCAGCAACAGTGGTTAGATATTGGTTTAATGGAGTAACTTATCAATACGATCAAATCTATTCTGCTTACAGTTTACCTATACAACAAAATCAAGGTGGTGGCACTAGTCAAACATGGTATGGATTTGTTAATTTAACTGTGCCTGATGTTTTACCAACTTCAGCCGGAGTTACTCCAGGAACTACCTATAGCTATTTCTTACAATTTGGTTATGCTCTTCCATCTTTGACCAGTGGTTCGCTTAATCTTTTAAATGGCCTATGCCAAGTAAACAATTTATTAAGATGATATATACCAAATACGATCCTGCTACCGGGCAAATAATTCAAACATTGTCAATATCCGATAATGATTCCATTGCGGCAAATTTACCTACTGAACATTATGTAGAAGGATATTATGATGGTGATAAACATTATATTGATATAGCAACAAAAACAGCAATACAAAAAGATGATAAACCTCATCCTTTGGCCAACTGGGATTATACTTCAAAACAATGGTTAATAGATTCTACAACAATTATTAGTCAAACTAGAAATATTCGTAATGATCTATTATCTCAAATTGATCGTGTAAATCCTGTTTGGTATTCTACACTAACTGCTGATCAACAGAATCAATTGATCGCATATAGACAAGCATTATTAGATGTGCCACAGCAGTCAGGATTCCCTGCGACAATTGAGTGGCCTACAAAACCTACATGGTTATAATCCGGTAAATACTACTATGGCCACCTTAACTACTTCACAGATTCCTAATTATAACTATCTAACACCAGCACAGCAGGCCACGGTTAAAAGTGCTATTGCAGCCGGTCAAACAGCGGCTGTTATAAACAACTTTGTTCAACAATCAGTTTCAGCCAATTATACACCAACATCTACATTAGATCCCACAGTGGCACAACAGTATGGAATTACTGGCACTCAATTTCAGACCATTAATCCATCAATGCCTAATTATGTTAGTCCACAGACTCTACAGGTAGCGCAACAACAAACACAAAAGATACAACAAACAACTGCTGCACAGGCCGCATTTAAATTGCCAGATCCTACCACATCTAATGGCACAGTGACCAGTCCCAATGGCACACAGTATGTGGCTATTCCTGCTGATCCTACTACAGGTGCTCCAGCACAATGGTATCAAATTAACTCAACAAATTCAGGCAACAACTATACTCCTGTTGGCCAAGATTTAAAACCTGCTACGGGTGCAACTGGTCCTGTAGCACCATTATCACAACAACAGTTTACACAAACACAAAACGCTACCACAACGGATCTTGCTACTGCCAAACAACAGGCCTATATATCAAGTTTACCATATACTTCAGTAACAAACGTTGATCCATCTACTGGACAAACTTCTGTTGTAAAATATCAAAGTGTTGATCCAACTGTGCCAAACTATGCATCACCTGCTAGTATTCAAATGGCACAACAACAGGCCACAGCTAATCAAACAGCTTATCAGGCCGCACAAGCACAGGGACAACAACAGGCACAGGCAGTTGCTGCCTATCAAGCGGCACAAACTGCTTCAGCACAACAACAGCAAGCGCCAATACAAGCACAACTAGCTGCCAATCAAACATTAACTACACAACTGCAACAACAAGAACAGGCCGCACAAGCACAGGCACAACAATTTGCTGCACAACAAGCACAGCAAGTAGCGGCAGCACAAGCCGCAGCTCCTGCAATTGAAGCCGCACAGCAAGCACCAGAACAAGCACAGTTAGCCGCTAATCAGGCCTATGTTACACAACAACAACAGGCACAACAAGCGGCACAAGCACAAGCACAGGCACAGGCTCAACAAAATGCACAAGCAGTTGCGGCTTATCAAGCGGCACAAACTGCTTCGGCCGCAAAACAGCAAGCGGCTGAACAAGCACAGTTAACAGCTAATCAAGCATTTACTAATTCTGAAGTAGCTAGAGGCAATAATGTATTAACCAATATAACAAATGCTCCTGCTTGGACTGGATTGGTCAATACCAATTTAAATCAAAATTATAATCCAATAACAATGGGTGGTTTTAATGCGGCCACTCCAGCATCAGTGATACAAAATTATCAAAATCCAAATGGTAATCCATTGGGAGGTATTGGTGATTTATTTGCTAGTCTTGACAAAGCAGTTGGTAAAATTATTCCAGGTGGTTGGGGAACCCTAGCAACTATTGCTGGTAGTATAGTTGCTGGACCACTGGGAGCCGCTGTGGCTAATGCAACAGCCGGTGCTGTCAAAGGTGAAACACCAGGACAAATTCTACAAGGTGCTGCACTATCATATGCAACAGCTTATGGTATACAAGCCCTAAGTGATGCACTAACTCCTGCAGTTACTGAAGCACAAACTGGCATTGCCAATGGAACTATAACTCCTAGCACTGACCCAGTTCCTCCTGCTGATATTACTACTGCACCAGATGGTTCAACAACCATTTCAACTTCTAGTGGTGTTAATGCCACAGTTGATCCCGCAGGAACTGTAACAACTACAGATCCATTAACCAATTCAACTATAGTAACTAACCCCACAGATGGAACAGTAACAACAACAGATGCTAGTGGTGCAACATCTACACAACCAATTTCTACCACAGGTCCAGTGGCACCTGCAAATTTACCTGCACCATATAATTTAACATCAACTGGTGTTGTTAGTGATGCTGAACCAAATACATTATTAGATTCTAATTTTAATCCAACCAATGATCCAAGTGCTGGACAATATGTTGTTATGAATGGTGGACAAACAGTTCCATTAGATCAATACAATGAAGCTATTGCTAGTGGTCAGCCAATTAGTATTGATGGTAATATGCAGACTGGTGTTACTGTTCAATTACAAACAACACCAGAACCAATTCCAACAACTGGAGGCACAGCACCTCCACCTGCTCCAGCAAATCCTTCAGAAACAGTAGTAAATTCTGTTTCAAACGCAGATGGCACAGTAACAGAAACTATGGCAGATGGATCTACAGTGACCAGCAATAGTGCTACTGGCGATGTTGTTAGCCAAACTCCGGGCACTGGTGGATTAACTGTTGGACAAGTCCTAGCAGGAACAGCCGCAGTTGGAGGCACCGTTGCAGCAGCCGCAGGCGGTGGAGGTGGCGGTGGTGGTGGTGCTACTACTGCACCAGTTCAGCCTGTCAGCCCAACAGAACCAAATACAGTAACAACCACCAACCCAAATACTGGAACCACAACAACCAATGCTCCAAACGGTGCTTCAACAACTACTGCATCAGATGGCACTACAACAACTACTAGTCCAAATGGCACTACCAGCACTACCGATGGCACTACTGGGCAAACTACAACCTCAGGACCAGTTAGTCCAACTACTGTAGCTACAGGTGCCGGTGTTGTAGGCGGTGCAGTTGCGGGTTCGTCCGCAGGTGGCACAGCAGGTGGAACAGCTGGTGGCACTGGTATATCACCAGGCACAGCGCCCGGCACAGGCGGAACAGCTACAACTATAACTCCAACACCAGGTGCCAATACTCCAGTTCCAAATATACCTGGACAAACAACTACGCCTACACCCACAACAGGTCCTGCTGGTGGAACACCTAGTGGCACTGGCATTACTCCACCAAAAGCCCCATATACTTTATCAGATGGCACTCCTGTCGATACCAGCGGATGGTCAGCTAGTGATATTGCTATGGCCATTGCAGCAGGTTATTTGATAGCCAAAGTGGCCACAGCCAAATTACCTTCAGCACCAAATTATCAACAACAGTTTTTCCCAATCCCAACCTACAATGGTGCGGGATTGGTCAATCCAGGAGTTAATCCAGGATTTATTGAACCAACACCTTTTTATCAAACAGGCGGTCAACCCGGCATAGATCAATACTATTGGGGTCAACATGGTTATGCACAAAATATGGCCGATCTTGCTAATTATAATACTAACGCTGTTAATGCCCCTGCTACTCCATTTGGTAACCCGAATGCTGTTAACCTAGGACAGTTAATTTCACCAGCGGCTATATCATATCCTAGTGAATTTACACAAGCGGCCGCACAGGGCACAGCTACACCAACATATCAACCTGGTGCTTTCCTAGCACGTGATGTTTACAATAATCAAGTGCAAATGACGACACCTGCACCCGCTGTGCCAGGATTTGCTCAGATCTATGGTCCAAACACACAACAACAAATGGCCACAGGTCGAGGTCAAGGTGTTCAATATGGTCTAACACAAAATTATGTGCCATATCCAACTGTGCCTCTAGCAACAACAGGCACCAATACATCTACAACACCTGCAGGACAATTAACTAGTGTTAGCCCACAAGATGTAGCTAACCAAACCTTAGCAGCAGCAAATGCTTTAGCACCAACCTAACACAAGGGTTAAATACACTATATGAATAAATTCGGAGAAACACTATGAGCGGCGGAAAAGGCGGCGGAAGTTCCACAACAATACCAACATTATCACCACAGCAAAATGCTATGATTGCAGCACAGACTGGCCTATTTACCAGTCAGATTGCTCCTAGCTATGCTACAGCAGTTCAAGGTGCTACCAATTTATATAATCAAGAAGCACCTGGCATAACTAATGCCGCACAAAACCTTGCTGGCACAGCTAACCAAGCACAAAACGTTTTGGGTTCTGGTGGTGAAAGTGCTTATACTTCAGGTATCAATGCATTACAAAATATTGCTAGTCCACAATATCAACAAGCTGAAATGCAAGCGGCTCTAATGCCAGCTGAAGCACAGTATGCTCAAAACATTGCACAACAGGGCGCACAGTTTGGTGGTGCCGGACAATTAGGTTCATCACGCCAAGCATTGGCAGCACAACAAACAGCGGCATCAACACAGGCAGCACAACAACAAGCGGCAGCGCAAGTATTGAATAACATTGCACAACAACAAGCATCAGCTGGTAGTCAATTAGCTGGTCTAGGACAACAAGGTCTTACAGGTGCACAAACAGCCGCACAAAATCAAATTACTGCTGCTCTTACTCCACAACAGTTATACAATCAATATGCCAGCGTATTGTTTGGAACACCACAAGGTGCTTACTTACCTAACTTTAGCGGCACACAAGCTCAGACAACTACTACAGCCCAGAATCAACTTGGCTTTAGTTTATAAGGATCCAACATGAGTTTAATTGGACAATTATTTGGAGATAGTTCAAATTCATCTACGGATGCGTTAAATGGTTATTTTCAAAATCGAATGAATCAAGACTTTAATAGAATTGGTTTAAATGCTAACACACAATCACAGACTACTACAATTCCTAGTGCTCCAGCGATTCCACAGGCTCCGGTAGAAGCACAACCACAGGCTTCTGCACCTACTGCTCCTGTTGCTCCTCCTGCTATAACACCAACACCTGCGGCTAACCAAATTTTAAGTCAACCCCCAGGTCAACCCGTTATGCCTTCACAGGCACCTGCTATGGTTCCACCTCCAGGTCAGGCACAGTTGATGCCAACAATGAATCAAACACAAATGGTTCCACCTCCAGGTCAAGCACAGATTCAACCACCTATGCCAACTGCATTGCCTCCTACTGGTCAGGCACAGTTAGCACAGACACCTGCACCACAGTTGGCACAACCAGTTGCGCCACAACAACCTTTAATTGCTGGTAATGTGTCTAGCGATGTTGGACAAACTCCAACTGAACAAGCTGTAAATCAATTACCAACATCCGTTAATACACCACAACTACATGAACAAAATTTAGTTAATTGGCAAGATGATCCACGTAAGATTCAATTGATTGCTAATGATCCAAGAACTCCAGAAGAAGGTGGTCCTCCAGCGCATGTCAAACAAATGGCCAACAAGAAAATGTTGGAATACTACAACGATACTGCTAACAAAAATGCAGCTACCAATGAAGCTAATCGTTTGGTTGATAACAATGATACCAAAGGTATTGCACGTATCATGCAAAAGAATGAACCAGAAGGCAGTTACCTAAAAGCCTATCTATATCATCGTTTGGGTCTAAGCCAATTGGCACAACAAGAACAGGCCAAATTAGGCGCTGGTGCAACTACACAACGTATTACCATGCCAGATGGCACACAAGCTATTGTGCGTTTACGTGCTGATGGTGTTGCTAGTTATGGTGTTGATACCAAATCTGGTCAAGAATTAACACCAGATCAGTTGGCCCTAGCGTCAGCTGGTTATGCCAAAGGCACAGAAACTGGTAAGACTATGTATAAGACACGTGATGGTCACGTGATTACTATGAGCACAGTTCCAGGACGTATTGAACCAGTTTACTATGACAATACTGCCAAAACCATATTGCCAAATGCTCCATTGGGTCTAACACCATTAGGACAAAAAGACAGTATTATTGAAGCTGGTATGGCCAGCAAGAAACAAGTTGAAACTGCTGCACGCAAAGATAATAACAAAGCTGGCGGCACACTTTATACAGAACAACAGATTCAAGATTTGGGTAATCATGCGTTTAGAAGTATTGTGGGCTATGACTACAATGCACGTGAACATGGCATTGTCAGTCCATATGAAGAAGCACGTCAAGGTGAACCAGGTGCACCGGGACAAGCACAGATTAACCAAAAAGCACCTGGGCAAACAGTTTCAGGACAAGGTGAATTTGCTGATCCAAGTATTCATGTTATCAGTGGATATCGTCCAACACAACAACAACAAGACATGTGGGATGAATCGGTTGCCGCTGGTCGTCCAGGTGTTACTGCACAAGGTAATCCAATTGCCAAACCAGGCACAAGTATGCATGAAGCAGATAATGCACGTGATATTGATGCGGCAAAATTGACCAAAGCTGGTCGTCAAGAATTGTATCAAAAGGGTTGGTATCAACCAATTCCACAAACTGATCCAAATCATTGGGAACGCATTGGTGCTCCTCCTGCCAAAGAAGAGCCTACAGCTCCATCAGGGGTTAGAAACAATATCGAAAGCCAAGCACAGGCCATTGCTAATTATCAAAGTAAACCTGCTACAGCTGGTGGCCAACAAGGTCCATACAACCAAGCTGTTATGGCACGTGTGCGTCAAATCAATCCTGAATATGATGAAAGTAAATGGGAAACAGCTAAGAAAACTCGTCAAGCATTTACCACTGGCAGACAGGGTGATACTGTTCGTAATTTAAATGTTTCTGTTGGACATTTAGATACATTAAATGAAGCTGCACGTGCATTAGATAATAATAATTTCCGATTAGCAAATCAAGTAACTAATGAATATCGTTATGCAATCGGTGCTCCCGAAATTACTAATTTTAATGCCCTTAAAACCATTGTTGGTAATGAAGTTGCTAAAGCAGTTAGTGGAGCCGGAGGTTCAGCATTGGGTGATCGTGAAGAAATACGTCGCGAAATTGATGCAGCAAATAGTCCAAAACAATTAGTTGGTGTAGTTAAAAAATATCAAGACTTAATGGCTGAACAATTAGTTGGTTTAAAAACTCAATATGAAGATAGTGGTTTAAAAGATTTTAACAAAAAGGTAACGCCAAGAACTAAAGAAGTTTTGGGACGTATCATAGAAGAAAAGAAAAATACAAGGAGTAGTTGGTAATGGCATCATATACAGTAAATTTTACTGATGGATCAAGTCATACCTATGATAACGTTCCAGAAACAGTAACCGAAGATCAAGTTCGTGCTCGTGCTAACGACGATTATGCTGACAAAGAAGTTGATCATATTGCTGGTGGTATGCCTACTCCAAGTGCAACATCTGCAAATCCTGAACTAGGACCAAGTATTGCTGAAAAAGGTGCTGCCGCTGCACAAACAGTTGCTGGTCCTGTATTGCATGCTTTACATAATCCAGTAGTTGATATTGGACTTGGTGGTGCAGCCGCTTATAAGGTTGGCACAAGCCTAATGGATCGTTTTAAAGGTCAACCTGCACCAGTAGCACCAACAGGTAATGCACCACAAGGTCCTGTTGCTCCAATGGCTAACGAAATGGGTGTTGCTCAATATACAGCCGATAACATGACGCCACAACAAATGGCAGCAACGTTAAAGTCACCAAACATGACTCCACAAGGTCCAGCTCCACAACCGATGACTTCAACACAACAGATTTTAAGTAAAACTGTAAGTCCATATAATGCACAAGCAGTTCAACAGGCCGCTCAAGCTGCTGCTACAGGTGGTCCTGCAGCAGGTCAAGCTACTAATTTTATTCAACGTATTAATCAATTGGCTGAACGTTATACTCCAGCTATACAAAGAATGGGTCTTAGAGGTGGTAATTTCTTAGCACCAGCGGCAGCATTGTATAGTGGATTAACTTCACATCAACAACTACCAAGTGATCCATACGAACAAGCAAGAGTAATACAACAAAACTCAATGCCAGGTATGTCACCAGAACAGGTTAGAAATTTTCAAAATGATTTTGAGAAAATGTTTACACCAAAAAAGAAACAATGATAAGGAACTGAAATGGAATTAGATGAATTATATGCTGTATTAGAACGTGTGTTTGCTACAAACTTTGTAGCTTACTATAAAGCACATGCCGCACACATGAACATACGTGGTCGCAATTTTTACAATGATCACAAATTGTTAAAGCACATTTACAAATATTTGCAAGATAATATTGATACTCTAGGCGAAGAAATACAGGCCTGTGGCGTTGGGCGTATTCCAGAAACTTTAGGTATGGTCCTAATGACCAGTGACATCACAGATGACATGCCTCAAATGGATGCAGATGATCTCTTACACAATGTTTTAGATGACCTGTATGCACTAATTGAATGTTATCACGCTATGGATGATGCTGGACAAGCTATGCGTTATCCAGATGTATCTAATATGGCCGCTGACCATATTCAACACATTGCGGCATTTTGTTGGAAGTTAGAAGCAACATTGGACATTCCAGGAAGACATCCACGTCGTGAGTAAGGTAGCTGAACTATATCGCTTAGAAGATCACATACGTGATAATGTCTATCAATTTCAAAAATTGGAAGACAAGATAACAGCTATTGACCAACGCATATCACGTATTGAACAACTATGTTTGGATATCAAATATAGTCTAAGACCTGAAGACTATAATCCAGATTAATAGTTTTCTGTGTAAAACTGTTTGATTACTTGAATAAATTGGCCAAGGTCAAATTGGCCACCTTCAACACCAACACCATCCTCTAGCATTTCAATTTCTATTTTATCTGGATAGTCTGGATCAAAGGTCAATCTTATGTCTTGGAAGTCCATATTAAACCACCGCAAACACTTGATCAATAGACACAATGTAATTGGTCTCGTCTGACAGTTTGACTGGATTGGCCTGTGACCAATTAATGATCAGTTGATCGCCCACTGCAACACTGGTAACTTCATCACCTACAGCAATAACCTGTGCTAGAGTAGCACGTGAATTATCTGTAAAGATAATGCCACCTGCTGTGGTTGATTCTGGTTGTTGTTTTGATACTATAATGTTCTTTCCAATTGCTCGCATATTAATCTCCTATTTTTCTGTATGCAAAACTGCCGCGAACCACAAACCCAAATTGATCATGCAATCTCATAAAGCCTTGTTGATTGTCACGTATGCTGGTTGAACACAGCACAGGTATGCCATGTAGTTCACACCAACAGATCCAAATTTCCAATGTCTGTGCTATCAACGTCATGCGTGTTCTTACACTTAGGGTCAAGTCCACGTGTGCAAATTCAGCCACTGCCATTTCTTCATCGGAATAGACTGTGTATTTGCCACGTTCAATCCATGCCCAAGCTAGAAGCTTCTGTGTCTTCCGATCTCGAGCAATGCTGATGTTTTGTGTGTTGAGACCATACTGTTGATCCAATATGGCACGATGTAGATGATAGTGTAGACGTGTAGGATTCTTAATAAAGATAACATCTTCAATTTCTTGACTGTAGTTAGTGTCTACTAACTTGACAATGTCAGGCACATCCTGTGGTGTGGCTTGAAGCCATTGCCATGCATCCTGTTTGGTATGTGTATACTTGCCCATTCAATTCAATTCCTATATACTTTTATTTATGCTGACTTTAATATTTGTTATAAATATAATAACACAAATTAAAGGAATCAGCAATGGGACGAAAACTATTGGTTAATTTAATAGTAGATCGATATATAAATCTAGAACTATTTTACCGTAAACAAGAAACATTACCTAATGGATGCCAAGTATGGACTGGTCCAAAAAACAATGCAGGCTATGGCTTT